CTCCGCGCAAAGCGCTACACCATCGACGTCGCGCAGCTTCAAGCCGTCTGGTGGAGTGACACATATTGTGATCCGCCACTGGACCGCGAAGTCATCCTCGAGACAGTCGGTCGATTCTGGTCACAATGGGCAGCAGGTACCGTGCCTGATGACTTACCTGGTGGCCAGACTCTCGCTCCTTGGGAGGTATGGGATTGGACACGGATGGAGGTCGAGGAGGAGAAACTCGGTAAACAGTCCTGGCTTATCCCTAACATTCTCTCAACTGGTGGACTGCACTACCTGTCATCACCGCCAGGCAGTGGAAAAACGTGGGTGATGTGCGATCTCATTCGTGCAGCTGTATTCGGCGACAAGTGGCTGAACGAGTTCGACATCCCTCAGACCAAAGTGTTGTACATCGATGAAGAGATGGGCGTCCAGAAGGTCTTAGAACGGCTGAGGAAGCTCGGAATGCGCTCGGCTGAGGGAATGGGCTACCTTAACCGTGTAGGCATCAGGTTCGACCAACCGCTTGATGTGGAGCGAATCGTGAAACATTGCCAGTCGCAGGGTATTGGCCTGGTGCTCATCGACTCACTGGTCCGCATCCATGGCATGGATGAAAACGACAACAGCCAGATGAGGAAGTTGTATGACGCATTCAAGAAACTCCTGGACAACGGAATCACTGTCCTGATCGCTCACCACAATCGCAAGGGCGGCACTGACTCGACGGTCAAGCACGAAGGTATGCGAGGCGCTGCGGAGATTGTCGCAGCTGCTGACATGGCCTATTCGGTCGAGAAGCAGGCGAACGGGTTGTACCGCATGTATGTGACGAAGGGCCGTCTAATCAGTGATGAGGACGCCATCGATGTGACCTTCGAGATCCGCGATGAGGATGGTCTCACGAAGGTCAGGACGCTTGACGCTGGCGCCAGGAGCGAAGTCATCACACAAGAGATCCGCTCAAAACTCATCGAGCTCATCAGTGAAACACCAGGCATCTCACAGGCACGTCTTGCAGAGTTATGTGGTGGTCGAAAATCAGTTGTTGCAGCTACACTCGCGGACCTCGAAGCGAGTCGAATAGTGGCGTTTGACAAGGGTCCCAGGAACGCGAAACTCTACCGTCCGACTGGTCTTTTATAGGCGTTTGACCTGTTCCCGCGACCTGTTCCCGACCTGTTCCGCCCTTAAGGATAAAGAAACGGGAACAGGTCAGGAAAATCCCCCCTTTGGAAACCCCCCTGCCAGCATGTTTAGACGCTTGCTGGCTTAGGGGTATAAGTCGAAACTGTTCCTGCGGCCCGGGCGCTAACGCTGGGCCACGGAACAGCATCGACGAAATGTTTGACAGATGGTTTGATGTTTGGTAATGTCAACTCGGCAGTGCTGGTGGAATAACCTTTTGGATTGGTAACTGAGCCAGCACTGTCACAGAGTGGTCATATGACCAAAGGAGAAATAGAGTTATGGGTTTCTTTTCAAACGCCACGTTCAACGATGGCGCCTCACAGTTCGAAGCAGCTGTCGCAGGCTCTTATGTCTGCCGTCTCGCAAACGTCGAGAGCATCGACCGACCATCGTACGATGATCCGAATGTTTTGCTTCCAAACTTCCGCTTCACCTTCGAAACCACTGAGTATGGCGATAGCAACAGCAACGCGTTTCGCTTCGTCAAGTTTACGCGACAGGGCTATGGTTCCGATAAGGCAGCACTGACTATCCTGCTCGATGGCATGCTCGGACGCCGCTTGACACAAAAAGAGTTTCACGACCTTGACATCGACTCGCTCCTGGCTAAGGAGTGGATGGTCACTGTCGACAGCAAGCTCAACACGCGTGGTTATCAAACGAACGCCATCGTGTCCGTTTCTCCAGTCAGTGCCAAGAAGAAACTGACCAAGATCGCACAGCCAGCGATCAAGACAGATGACATCGAAGACCCCTTCGGTGAAGACGCCAGCGAGTAACCTCTCCCGGTTGCCAACGACTCGCTGACGAACCAGGCGCACTATCCGAACGGTGTGCCTGGTCTTTTACTTTGAAGGGGAGAATCAATGTCGAAGAACACAAATATTGAGGAGCGGAAACTCCTCATGGTGCGAATCAAAGATCTGAGAGCTGCTGGTCACAACATACGACGCACAGCTGAGATTATGGATATGTCTGAGAAGACATTGCATCGATGGATCAGGGAAGAAAATCCAGACAGGCCAGTCAAGAAAATGGACCCTTACATCTCGCTCGATGAAAAGACCGCGACCGTGATCAAGTGGGCGGAGCTCATCGCAAGCGGTGAGACACGAAGCAATGCAGCTGCATCGGTTGGTTTTCCGACGATGATGCTTAACAGGTGGCTGATGTCAGAACCTTCACTGCGGATTGAGTTCCAAGAATGTATCGGGAAGAAACAAAACAATTGGGGTGGTCGCAAGAGTTTCGAACAAATCCTTGTAGACGTGCGCGCAGGGCGTCCTGTGTGGCGTGATGGCGCTCGGTTCAAGATTCAGCTGGTGGAATCTGCACTCATGCGATACGAGCTCGATGGCGCGAATGTTTGGCGATGCAAAGGCTTCGCGACACTATCAGGTAATGATGTCCTGGCGCGAGATTGGACGGTTATAGAATGAAGTTCTCAGAAGTAATACAACACTTGATGCATGGCAAACCAATCACACGCGTGTGCTTTGACCATGATGTCTACATCCGATACTCAGACCTTTATGAGGCATTCATGATGCATACGGGTGATGAGTCGAAGACTCTACAAGGTCTCACACTGGACCCTGAGTCGCTTTTCGCGACTGACTGGATGTGGGGCGAAGATCACCCGGTCAAGGATGAGATCACATGGACACGGACAACATCGTAAGGAGCATCATGGCAAAGCCATGGTCCAACACCTACAGTCTGCTCAAGGCCATCGGAGCATCCGGCGACCAGGTCGATGAGGCATGGCGCGACTACCGTCGCAAGTACATGCGGAGTCAGCGCTGGCAGGACATTCGCACGAAGGCGCTTGATCGGTCAGGTAGAACATGCGAGCAGTGTGGCCGTCGACAGGACGACGGCTACAAGCTCGATGTGCATCACATTACCTACATCAGACTCGGTGGTGAGCTGATGGAGGATGTGCAGGTCCTGTGCTACTTATGCCACGGACAGCTGCACTACAGGCGCAGAGTGCGCCAGGATGGGACAGAATAGGATCATGGCAAGAGGTAATACAACAGAACCAGAGATTCTCGCACAGGTCGAATCGGCTTTGATCGCTGGTCAAAGTCCTTCGGTCATTGCACGGTCGTGTGGATTACCACGCACGACCATCATCTCGATCAGGGACAGAATGACGACTCCTGTCGAACAGAGTCGACATGACATCACCACGACGATTCTCCCGACAAAGTCTCTCGATGATCTTCTGACATCAGTGCTCGAGGACAGCCTGAAGGCGCTACAGGCGATAGCACGTACAGCGCAGAGTGAGCGTTACATCAATGGCCAATCAGCTGCCCAAATTGCAGCTCTCCATGAGCGCATTGCGAACTTCTCGATACAACTTCTCTCCGCCGCAGCCGAACCAAGCCAGGACAACAACTAGCGCGCAGACGGCTGTCTGTTATCTCGACTACCTTCGAGAGACTTTGCCGAATGGTTGGTCCTTTACCGCTCGGCATCTCATCGCCATCGCTTCACACCTTGACGCTGTGGAGCGTGGTGAGATCGACAGACTCGCGATTCACATGCCACCGCGCCACGGTAAGACTGAGACAGTGACCGTGCGCTATGGCGCCTATTGCATCGAGCGAGATCCAAGCGCGAATGTGTTGGTCACTGGCTACAATGAGCGCATCGCGAGGCGCTTCTCCCGTAAGTCGCGCCAGATCGTTTCGTCCAGGACTAAACTGTCAAAAGACAACGCGGCACAGGATGAGTGGTCACTGCCGGAGGGGGGGACCTTCATGGCCCGTGGTGTAGGCAGTCCTCCGACCGGCGTCGGCTTCAAGCGCATCATCATCGATGACCCGATCAGGAGTCGCGAGGATGCCGAGTCCTCCCTATACCGCGACAAGGCCTGGGACTGGTACACCGACGATCTATACACGAGGCTCGAACCGAAGGGCGCTCTCATCATCGTCTCGACCAGGTGGCATCACGACGACATCACCGCTCGCGCAATCAGTTCGGAACCTCATCGATGGACCGTGCTGAACCTGCCGGCAATCGCGGAGGAGAAGGACCAGATCGGTCGAATGCCTGGCGAAGCTCTCTGGCCTGAACGCTACGACGTCAAGGAACTCGGACGCATCAAAGAGGTGATGGTTGCCAACAGCGGCGACTACGGGTGGAGCGCTTTGTACCAGCAACATCCAACACCACGCGAGGGAAGTTTCTTCAAGTCGGACCGGATCACCATCGAGCATGCCACGCCGAACCTCACGAAGATGTCCCGCGCCTGGGACCTTGCAGCGACAGCTGGAAGTGGTGACTTCACGGTCGGCGTCAAAATGGGACGTGATGCTGATGGTCGCATCTGGATTCTCGATCTGGTGCGTGGCCAGTATGACACCGACCAGCGCGATAAAGTTATAAAGCAGACAGCTGCTCTCGATGGCCGTGGCATCAGGATCCGACTACCGCAGGACCCGGGCCAGGCTGGCAAGAGTCAAGCGATGCACATGCTTCGGCTGTTGCATGGTAGTGCTGTGACAGTCCTGCCTGTGACCGGATCGAAGGATGTGCGCGCTGAACCGTTCGCGTCGCAGGTCGCTGGCGGCAATGTCTACATGGTCGCAGCTGACTGGAACCGTACACTACTCGATGAGATGCGAGTGTTTCCCCTGGGGAAGAATGATGACATCGTCGATGCTCTCACCGACGCGTACGACGAGCTCGTGGGCCGTGGCGGTGGGTGGGGTGCAGTCTAGCACATGATAGGAACACAATAGTCATATGGGACTCTTTGACAAACTTCTCGGAAAAGCAACCGCATCACCGTCCGCGCTGCTTCCGCCGCCGCTGATTCAGCGACAGACGTCCTATTTCACTGGCACTGGGAACGGCGACTTTTGGTCCCTGCTGACACGTAACCTTCCAGGCTCGAGTTTTAACTGGCGCTCACAGGCTGGCGACCTGATGCTGAACTCGATCGTCGCGATCGGTATGGACTGGTACATTCGAAACTGGAGCCAGGGTGTCCCTGTCGTTCGTCGACCGATGCCAGATGGACAGGTCGAGACAGTCGCAGATCATCCGATCTTGCAGTTGCTCGCGCAGCCAACACCGAACGTTCCGCCTTCGCTCGTGTGGTCGTGGATTCTTCCAGACTACCAGCTGCTCGGAAACGCGTACTTCCGCAAGGTCCGCGTGTCTGGTCGTGTCGTTGGTTTGCAATACCTAGCGGCTGACATGATGAGACCTGTGGGTAACAAGGTCAATCCGCTCATTAAGTACCAGTACACCGTCGATGGCACTTCGTACGACATCGCGCTCGAGGACTTGATTCACATCCGCTATGGTCGAGATCCGCAGGATAGTCGCTTCGGGCGCTCTCCTGTCACGTCCGTGCTTCGTGAGATCGCCACCGACAACGTCGCTGCATCAGCTGCATTCGGGATGGTCCGGAATGGCGGCATGCCAAGCATCATGGTCGGACCAGACTACAAGGGCGGCGTCGAAGACCTCAGCGAAGACGATGCACGTCAGACGAAGCGAAAACTACAGCAGGACTTTACAGGCGACAATGCCGGCAGCGTGTTGGTGATGACTGGACCATTCAAGGTCGAGCAGGTCAGCCACAAACCAAGTGAGATGGCCTTCGATGAGATCCGACGCAAACCGGAGGAGCGCGTGTGTGCAGCTCTCGGTCTCAATCCGCTGGTCCTTCAACTCGGTAGCGGCCTCGAGCGCGCAACATACTCCAACCTCGAGCAAGCAACGCGATCTGCTTGGACTGATGGCATGATCCCGTTGATGCGCCAGATGTCCGAAGCGCTGACCATCGCGCTGCTCCCAGACTACGAAGAAACGCAACCAGGCGATTACCTCGAGTTCGATGTGGCGAATGTTCCGTCACTTCAGGCTGACCTCAATGAGGACGCAGAGAGAGCGGAGCGACTATACAAGAGTGGCATCGTGGACCTTGCAACAGCCAAGCGTGTCGCTGGTGTGACGCCTTCGGATGATGACGAAGGTTATTACCATCCGACAGCGGTCCCTGTCCAGATCGGCGCGCAGGAACTTCTGCTTCCGGATGCAGCGCCAGTCTCGACAGCTCGAACTGCCGATGAAACTGCGAAGCTGGTCGGCGCTGCTGGTGCTTTGATTCGTGCTGGTTTTGAACCAGAAGCGGCACTCCAGGCTGTCGGTCTGAACTCTATCCAGCACCTCGGCCTGTTGCCTGTCACAGTGCGCCAGGAAGAGACGAAGGCATTCGACGATGCATCTGAGTCAGGACTGAAGTTCTTTCCCTCCAAAGAAATGAAGGAGGAAGCACAGCGCGCCATCGAATGGCGTGATGCTGGTCGTGATGGCGGAACCGCTGTCGCATGGGCCAGGGCGAACCAGATCATCAATGGCGAGAAGCTCAGTGAGTCGACTGTCCTTCGCATGTACAGTTTCTTTCGACGTCACGAAGTAGACAAGCAGGCCGAAGGTTTCCGACCAGGTGAGGATGGTTATCCGTCCGCTGGTCGCGTGGCATGGGCTGCATGGGGTGGCGATGCTGGATATCGCTGGGCTACAGCTGCGCGCAAAGAGATCCTCAAAAAGATGGCGCCGAAGGAAAACGGGAAGTCGTACCATCCATACTACGGATACGAGTTGACTGACACCGATGCCTGATATCTATCAAGTCAACGAGTCGTATCGGAATAAACTTCGATACCGTGAGAACGCTGCTCTATCTGAGATGAGCAGGACGTACGGTGTGCTCCAGGCTGACAATCTAAAGCGCCTCGAAGCAGTGACAGCCGCCATCGAGGAAGCACAGGCAGCAGGTGAGGACATCAGTGGTCTCTCGGAGTACATGCTCCGCCTCGAGGCGCTCAATGTGCAGATGGCCGAACAGGTCGCACTCTTTGCGCCACAGGCGACCGACATCGCCACGAACGGACAACGACGCGCCATACAGCTGTCGCTGGACATTCAGGAGGATCTCGTGCGAGCAGTCGCGGGTGTTCCTTCGTCGGTGTCGCTCACCGCTGATCTGATGTGGAATCGGCTCCCTGTCGAAGCGATAACCAACGTCGTCGGCTTCGCGGCTGACGGCTCACCGCTCGGTCTGCTGTTCGAAGCGATAGGACCTTTCGCGCTCGATCACGTCACGATCGGCATCGCGCAGGGTCTCAATCCGCTCCAGGTCGCACGAAGGATGTCGAGGACGTACGAAACTCTCGCTCCTTCACGAGCTGCTACCATCGCACGAACAGAGATGATTCGTGCCAACAGAGAAGCACAGCGACAGACCTTCGAGGCGAACCTGAGCATTGTGCGTGGCTGGCGTCGCATCTCAGCGGGTGACGTCAATGTCTGTCCTGTGTGCTGGTCACTGCACGGCGATCCGAATCCTGTTGCAGATGTTGTACCTTCGCATCCAAACTGTAGATGTACTGTCATTCCAATCTGCCCGACATACGCTGAACTCGCAGGACTGCCGCCAGGCAGTTTCGATGAACCGGAAGAGATGCCGGACAAGGAAGAGCAGTTCAGGATGTTGAGTGAAGCGGAGCGTCGGCAGGTCTTAGGGCCTTCGCGGTATCGTTTGTGGGAGACAGGCACACCTCTCAGTGCATTTGGCAAAGTGGTGCCGAATAATGAGTGGGGACCACAGGCCGTGGTCGTGCCGGTCAAGGAGTTATGATGCAGACTTTGGTATCCTTCGGTGATGCAATCAAAGCAGATGATAACGGTCGTGTGCGTGGTTACCTGGTGCGCTTCGGCGGCGCCGACCTCGAGGGCGACTACTTCACAGCGGCGACTGACTTCGGTCGACCGATGAAGTCTGGCGAGCGTGTGCCGATGAACCTGTATTACCATCACGGCCAGGACAAACAGGTCGGGAAGTCACGCATCGGAACCGGCTTCATCACCATGGACGACAAGGGTCTCTGGTATGAGAGCCAGGTGGAGATGGCTGATCAGTATCAGAAGATGATTCAGGAACTCGCGAAGTCTGGCAAGCTCGGATATTCGTCCGGCGCCACAGGTCACATGGTCGAGCGCAAGAAGATGTCTGATGGTCGATACGAGATCACACGCTGGCCGATCGGTGAAGCTTCGCTCACACCGACGCCTGCTGAACCGATGAACATGGTCAAAAGTCTAAAAGACATGTATGGCGACATGGAGGATGGCATGGAAGAAGAGATGATGATTCCAGTCGCACCTGGTGAAGACGTGGCGACATTCGTCGAGAATGTCTACGGCGACCTTGACAAGGAAATGGTCCATGAAGGACTCGAGGCGCTCTACGAGCGTCTCTGTGCAGGTGTTACAGCTGCATATGACAGTGGACTCGGCAGTGGACATGTGGATGCCATCATCGATGCATTCGCAGTTCGTGCCAAGGAACTGAACAGCAAAGTAAAGGATCCGGCAGCGGAAGCACAAAGCCTTAAAGCTATGCTCGAGCGTCCAACATCCATCCGAGAAGTGGAGCGACGTCTGCGGGATGCAGTTCGTCTCTCACGTAGCGAGTCGACAAGATTCGCAAAAACCATCTGGAACGAGCTTCGGGATGAAGCGTCGAGCGAAGATGTAACCATCGTCGACCAACCGAGCGAAGTGGACGAAGCGAAGAACGCTCTCCTCCGCCAGCTCATGATCCTGGAGTTATCCTAATGAACATTGAACAACTCGAAGCACAGCGACAGTCTACTATCGCAGCTGCTAAAGAAGTCCTCATCAACGGCGGCGACATGTCCGAAGCGAATCGCCTCCACGCATCCGCAAAGTCTCTCTCTGAGCGCATCGACATGCTCAAGGAGTTCGGCAACGTTCCTGCTCCTGTCGCATCCGAAGCGCCAAAGTCTGAGCCATGGAAGTCTGGCGGATGCACTCGGAATCCATTCCCTGGAACCCGTGACGAAGCAAACTTCAAGGCCTATGCATTCGGACAGTGGGTCCGTGGTACGGTCCTCGGCAATGCTTCCGCAGCCAAGTGGTGCAACGAGCATGGCGTCAAGTCGCAGACTGAAGGCACAGACAGTGCCGGTGGATACACCGTCCCTGAAATCGTTTCGTCCAGTCTGATCTGGCTTCGTAACGAATACGGAATCGCTCGCAAGTACAGCCGCATCTATCCGATGACATCTGACACACTCAACGTGCCAAATGCATCGACCAGCACCACGACTTATTATCCTGGTGAAGCAACGGCCATCACCGCCAGTGACGTCACCTTCAGCCAAGTACAGCTGTCGGCGAAGAAACTCGCCATCCTGACAATCGTGTCGAAGGAACTGAACGAAGACACGGTCATCGACTTTGGTGCGATGCTGGCGCAGGACTTCGCATACGGTCTCGCACTTGCTGAGGATGCAGCTGCATTCCAGGGCGATGGCACGAGCACCTATGGTTCCATCACTGGAATCATGCCAAAGATCAAGGCACTGTCTGCAACATACGCGAACATCGCATCGATGGTCGTTGGTGCTTCTGGTTCATCGTCCGCACTTTCGAGCTTGACGCTCGCAAACTGGCAGTCGATGGTCTCGAAGCTTCAGCCATATGCCACGAATCCTCGCTGGTTCATGCATAAGTCCGTGTTCTACAACGGATGCGCCGACAAGCTCATCGCACTCTCTGGAAACTCCATTATGGACATCCAGAACGCGTACGGTCCTGAACCAACACTCTTCGGTATTCCGATTTCGTTCGTTCAGAACATGCCATCTGCTACCGGAGCAAGCGTCGACCTCGCAGTCCTCGGAGACCTCTCCAAGGGTGTCGCTTTCGGTGATCGTCGTGGCGTATCGGTCGAGGTCTCTGACCAGGTCAAGTTCATCGAGGATGCGCTTACGTTCAAGGCAACCGAGCGCTATGCCTTCAACGCCTTCGACATCGGAAACGTCAATGCGACTGTCGCATCACAGGTTCCTGGTTCGCTCATCGTTCTTCAGGCCAGCGCCAGCTAGTCTGTAGCACCTTCGCAGTCAAGGGGAGCGGGTTATCCCGTTCCCTTTTTGTTTTTAGGATGTAAACCATGCCACTCACTCGGACAGAAGCACTCGACCGTCTCGCTTGGATGGTCGCATCCGATCAATACCCGTTCTTGGATTCGACTGCACTACAGCAGCTCGTGGACGATCACGCTCGCTGGGCTGTCTGGTCTGCATCCACAGCCTTCGTCGTCGGCGACATCATCATCCCGACCGTGGCTAATGGCAGACTCTACCAGTGCGTCATTGCAGGGACATCGAGCGCCACGGAACCGCAGTTCCCACAGTGGACCAGAACACTTGGCTATTCGGTCAATGATGGATCAGGCGACCTTCTATGGGAGGACATAGGTCCCGCAAACATCGAGCGTTATGACATCCGTACAGCTGCGCGACAGGGCTGGATTCGCAAAGCGTCCAGCATCACGCATCTCATCGACGTCAAGGACGGTCAGGTCGATGCAAAGATGGCCGTGCTCCGTGAGCATTGTCTCGACCAGGCGAAGCGCTTCAGCCCGATGGTGTTCGTATGATCCCGGCAGCTTATTCCACAGCGCTCAAGAACGCGATCCAGGCGTATTCCTACGCTGACCGTGTCGCGATCTGGCGAACCGTCAATCAGGCGGATGGTATCGGCGGCGTGTCACAGCACTGGATACAGGTCGCTGAGATCCGTGGCACCATAAGCAACACCGGCGATACCGAAGGCGTGGTCGGTGGCATGATCGAGCAGTCCGGCACATGGACGCTCACATGCTCACCAGACATCGAAGTTCGTGCCGATGACAGGATATACACAAGCGGGAATCCTCAGAACCTAGCGCCATACTACGAAGTCATCGGATCAGACTACGGTCACACGGACGCAGTCAGTCAAACCATCGCGCTTCGCGCCAGGACAAACGGCTAACTGTATCCACTGCGTGGTGCAAGCTTCGCTGTCATCGCACCATGATAAAGGTGAAGTTATTGGTGGGGTGTATGCATGAGTCCTGAGATGTGGGTCCAAATCGGAATACAGGCGTTTATCACGACGGTGTCAATCGGTGCCGCCTGGGTGGCATTGCAGGTCAGGCTGACGCGCCTGGAGACTCAGGTGGCACACATCATCTCGACGCTCGATGGACAACAGCAAGAAGTGCGCCGCATCGAACAGCGACTCGGTAAACTCGAAAACAAAGTTTCAGCCATGGAGGCGATCATACAAAGATGAACAGTATCAGCATCAAAAGACTAGTGGTCGTTGTGATCGTGGCTTTCGTAGCTGCTTTCACCTCGGTATTCGGCGATGGCGTCCGGACATCCGAAGCACACGACATCGCCGAGCTGGGCGCAGTGCTGGCACTCTATGGCAGCAAGGCGGTAGCGGCGGGTGTCTCCGCTGCGGTGTCTAGTGTGCTGGCGTTCCTCACGATGCCGTTCAAGGGTACGGGCGTGAATGCGCTGAAGGTGGGCAAATGAACCTGCAAAACTTCCGCATTGAAAAGGAACCTGCACCATCTACTGATTGGCGTGTCTTTGGTGACATCTGCGATGATGCCGGTAACGTCATTTCTACGTTTGGTGTTGATGGTACAAGCGTCAATCAGTGGTGGGTTCAACAAGATTTTGATTTTCAGTACTTCACTGTGAATCAGTTTGCCCTTGTAATGGCACAGCAAATCATCGCAGGAGTCGCTGAATAATGGCTACGTATTACGTTTCGACTAGTACTGGTAATGATGCTTGGACTGGTTTATCTGCAACGTTTACGAGTGGTTCTACAGGCCCTTGGAAGACACTTACCAAAGCGTTAGGCGCTGCTGGTATGGCATCCGGAGATACTTTATATATCGCTCCCGGTAATTACAACGAATCGGTCACAATCGGATTTGGACCATCTGCGGCTACTCAAATTATTGGTGACCCAAACTCTCAACAGTTTGGTGGAATTAATGCAGGGCCGGTTTTGATCAGCGCATTCAATGCCGCAGGAACATCAGAGACTGTAACCGCAAACCTTATTATTGCCGCTAGCCGTAACTATTTTGAGTGGTCAAACATCTGGTTTAAAACAACCAGCGGTCGTGCTGTGTCTGCCACAAGTGCTCGGTACTGGAAATTTACAAATTGTATTTTTGAGAATACAAACCGGACTGGTGTTAGCGGTGTATTTTTTATGTCCAGTGCCGCAAGTACAGCACTTGATGCAACAATTACAAGATGCCGTTTTGCAGGCGGAAACTACAGCCTACAACTAGCAGGTGGTAATGTTAGCGACACGACTTCGGTTACATCGTGCGTATTTACAAACTCAGTACAAGGAATGGAACTAGCAACCATAGGACTTGCAATTACAAACTGTACTTTTATTGGTTGCGAATATGGAATGGTACAGCGTTCAGGTAATTCTAGTTTTCCAACAAGTGTACGAAACTGTGTATTTCCACGAACAACAAGCGCAATTTTTGTTATTACGACAGGACACTTAACTGAAAACTTTAATCGTTTTATAGGTGCATCACGTTCAAACACTGGCACACTCGGAGCCAACTCTACAACGGGTGGAGACAGCGGACTTGACTTAGGTTATTTGTTGCAGACGAATGGTAATTATCTACAGACATACACTCCGTATGCATCAAGTCCAAATACCGCATTTGGTACTGCTACATCAGCTCCAGCAACTGATCTGTATAACGTTGCGTGGAATGGTGCATCGCCTGATGCTGGAGGTATTACCTATCGCGTAATAACTTCTCTACCATCGCAGGTTGCATACAATGGCGGCATAGAGCGCAACGCTTCAGCCATAACAGTTGCACCCGGGAGCACATCACAAAGCATCGAGCTCTACCTAGGTGCTACAGGCTTGACATTTGCTACCTCCGGCCTAGCGGCATACTACGTCCGCAATCAGGCGGCACCGGTGGCTATCACGCTGGTCACGCAGACAGCAACAGGCGCGTGGACTTCTGGTGGCTTTGCTGAGATTGATTCAAGCCTCGTGCCGGGCGTGTACAGGCTTGATGTCCCTAACGCAGCTTTCGCCGCTGGTGCTTCTGATGTCACTATTGTGGTGCGTGGTGCTTCTGGTACGAATGGAGCAGTCTTGACCGTTACACTTTCAAGTGGTGGATTGACGGCAGCGCAGACAGCCGCAGCGGTCTGGGATGAGCCATACACATCGCACGTAACAGCATCTACGTTTGGAGCACGAACACTAAAGACAACGGTCGACAATCGTCCTGCAGATGTCGGGACATCGTTCCACATCCATGCTAATGTCCACGCGATTGTCGATTCAGCAGCAGCTGCTTCCGAGCTCTCTGGCGCGCTACTTCACAATGGCACGGACTACATCAGCGCGGAGCTATTGACGCCTGTGTCAGCTGCGACCAGCGTACACATCGGACCGTATCAACTCCTAGCTGATGGCTTAGGTGCTGATCAGCCGCTTGATGTCAATGTCGGCACCGCCACGAGCATCGATGTCCAGGTCACTGACGCGAATGGCACAGGCATCGACATCACTGGCGCGACCGTCACAGCGAAGGTCTACAGTTCAGCGGGAACACTCGTGGCGTCGTACGCTGGCAC